CTTGTAGCGGTTTGGTCTGGAAGGTGCTTGATGTAATGGGGTGTTATATCTACCCCACGCCATGCGTCAACACCACAGCTTTCCTTAAAGTTACCAGTAAGGAAGCTCTTCTTGTCGTTGACCTTCAGGCCAACGTCATGAAGCCAGGCCACACACTGGTGAGCATACCGCTTGGAGATAATGATATCATCTCCGTAAACGCGGACATGCCTAGAAGCACGTCTTAAGTTCCAATAGGTTGGCATTCTGCCTTCCTGATCTAAGATGGCTGCATAGCATATTACTGCGAAGCAGACAGATTGAACTGGAAACGTTAAGGCGTTACCCATTCCGGCAAATTTCCCCAAGGAGAGTGTGTCCTGTTGGGCACATTCAACAAAGGGAGAACGGCACTCCATCATGCGCTCTAGAAAGTGAGCGTTATGTCTAAAGACAGATCTCACGAGTGAAACACTCAAGAGATCTGACGCAGACTTCAAGTCGATGGTTGCCCAGTTGTCGTAAAGGGAGCCTTCCAGAGCAAGAACTTGGTTCTTACTTTGGTCGGTAAGTGCGATACTATTACCCAAGACTTTACATTCAGAGATACTAGTTCTGAGTAAAGTGCCGAGTCCTTGCTGTAAAAATTGATTCAGCATGGGCTCAACAGTAATAGTCCGTCGTGAAGTAGAATTCTTCGCAACGGAAATCAGTCTCGCACTGCTTCTAGAAGCTCCGTCATTATCGAAGGTATCTCCAGAAAGTTTCCTCCTGTTGCGAGACCTTTCAGGTGCATTACTGCCCTGTTGATCTCGCGCTGGCGAGCGCCACGTGCGCTCGGAAGAAGGAGACTTAAGTCCGTAAAGTGAGGCCGGAGAAGCTGCAAAGCTATCCGGACACACCCCAGGACCCGAATACTGTCTTTGGGATGGCATCTGATTTTCACCAAATGCCCCCCAAATTCCGTATTCATGGAGTATGTTACCGTCCCTTCGGACGGCATCACATAGAGCTGAGAACTTCTCGTTTGCTCTATAACCTTCGTAGACGGCACCGGGACCGTGCTTGTAGTTTCCATTTTCTATATCCTTAGAGTTGAGGGTATGGAGGAGGATCTTGCAAACACGACCAATGAGATGGTCGTGCCTGTCGGGTATGATAACCCTTCTTGCACGCTCATCACACTGGTAAAACTCATTCACCGCTTTCTGATGAAGATAGTCCTCATCTTCGGCAGATACCTGAGTTTTCTTGAAGAGTCTCAATATGCCGTGAAGGCACTTGAGTATCCCCTGATCAGGGGACTCTACAAGGATTCCGGTGAACGGATCGAAAACTTTGCAGAACATACCCGAAAGAAATTTCGGGATTGTTCTCCCTTTAGGCCGTTGAAAGCCCAAGGGACAGGCAAACCTGCCAGTTGATAAGCCAATGAGTAAGGCTTCATCTAAAGCAGGTAAAGCCTTGGTTAGGAAACCAAGGCCCTCGTTTTCGAACCTTTTCTGAAGAGTGACAAAGTCACGCTTCAGGCCTTTCACACCAGGATTCAGCCTCTCGAAGTCATTCAAGAGGCTTTCTAAGAGAGCTATCGGACTTTTCATGACACTCCTTGTTATAAGGTAGTTCATTCCGAGTCTGACCGGCTTCTCCGGGCCCTAGAAATAGGGGCCTTGCTGCAGATGTGCTGGGAAGCACATCCTCTGATCCACTACGGGTACACCCAGACAGAATGATGGCAGAAACAGCCATAATCCCAATGAGCAACCCGATGCGAAGCAAAGAAGCAAGTAACAGATCCTGGTAGTAACCATCCCGGGAGTTCAAGATTGACCTCCTTAGAAGATGATTAAGACTGGAACTGCAAAAGCTTTGCAGGTGTCACCTGACTATCGTATACGTAATCATGAAGTGCCTGAGTCAACGCCACCATAGCGGTGTCGTCGTATCCGAACTTCGGACGTACGATAGTGAGCGAAACCGAAGCAACCTGCTTCGAACTCGCTCCCGAGATAGGGTCGACAGCAATAGACGACTTCGTCATTTGAACGTAGTGTTTATCGCCGCCACCCTTCAGATACTGATGATTGGTCACAATCGAATAATTATTGGGACCATCCTTCCGTTCTGACCCATAGCCGTCTTGCTTAATAATAGCAAAGACTAATTCTGGCGTAGGGCTCGCAGCTGTAACAGTGACTGGATCAGCAAGCATAGACGTCTCCTTGTGGACAATAAATATTTACCGCGGACGGAATGTACGCGGTATAGTATGATCCAACCTCTGGGCAAGAATTGCCCCGATGATGGACTGCTGGTAGCCGGATAAGTTCCGACCAGCAGTAGTGTTCACTCCAAGGGTGTTAGCGAGATCTTTACGAATTTGACATTCGTATTCGAGGTGAGATTCATGATTATTTGGACGCAACACAGTTGTTTCCAAACTACCAGGAATACCATCCTCGGAGAAATCGTCTAGCACATAGGAAGTTGACTTGATGTTAGTGATCAACCGACCTTTAGTATGGCCGGTGATCATCCCCCAATTGATTAGTGAAGGGTCACGGTTAATATTGTCGATAACTTCGACATATGTACCAAGACCCGTAAACCAATCAAGGAGCCAAGACCATGGGATAAGGTTATAAATATCCGTAGGTCGTGGAACAGCCCCTATCTGATCCCAAAAGTTATAGGATCGGAAAGAGATTCCGTCGGGAAGAGGGAAATCAAAGCCCGCATTAATTACCATGCGAAGCTGAGTAATTCTCTCAATCCTATGAGAAACCGACGCAGATTCCTCATAGGGCGACAGATCATAGTCAAATCCTGAGACCCCGTCACTCACGCCCGAAACGAAATCTCGTTTCGTGCGGAATGTTGTTGGTTTTCCTGACCTCTTAATAAGAAAAGCATAACGTTTGCTCATCTTAGTCGGGAGATCCAACAAGTCTTTGACGTCCTTAACAAGCTGCTTCCACCCAAAATGATAAGAGAGATACTCATTTGGGATATTCCGGGATAACCTATTCAGCGAGAAAATAGAATCTTGCAGTTTAGGTTTAGATCCTAAGGAAGCGAAGAGCGAACGGAAGTCTCTTACAGTATTTTGAATACTCATTATACTGCGTGGGATATCCTTAAGCTCTACGACATTTCGGAAAAGAGAGTAGTTCCTACTATTGGGACTCCAATCTTTAAACATACCAAGCCCTTGAACCGCAATTAGGTTCTCGAGATAAGTAAGTTCCGAAGTGCGCAAGTTGTTATACACGTCAGAGCGAAGTACTGCTGCCGTAGGCGTCACATATGTGTTGTATTCCCTCGAGACTGTTTCAATGAGACGGTGGGTTGTACCACCGCGTTCACTGCATAACGGTTCTTGGGGAGAATCAACATCATGAAATAAATGGCGACGCTTAGTAACACGCTGTATATGGCGAGACGGAGAAAATAGAGACCCACGGAAGAAATCCATGGTTCCCTGTTCTGATCCAACAAGCCTAGTACGTCGCGTGGTATCATTGATTACCGAATGTAAGACTGGTTGAGTAGTAATATTCTCCAGACTTACAAAAGGACCTTCAGTCGTAGAGACAGGACCAGGGGAATAACACAAAGCAACTCCATGATAGTTTACATCATAGATTTCGCTTCGTATATATCCTCTGAATTCAGATGTACGATTCAGTAATACTGAATCAACACCTTTAGTTCTCTCTCGATTTGAAGGAGTTATAGGATGGGGAGCCACCTTGAAATCTCTAAAAGGGTCGATAGCGAAAGCTAAAGACTTGCTTATAGAAAAAGGGATGTACTTCCATACTAAACTTTCAATGCCGGAAGCAGATTGCTTGAGTTTTTGAAATCGGTACTCGTAGAACATACGAGGATCATAACCTTCAGGAAGGCCACGTGTATCTTTACGTAGCTGATCTGGGGGTTCTGCCGATATCATAACTCAACTCCTATGGTGTGAACAGGTATGTCTCTTACATGAATCATAAGAGATCAATGGTGGACAAGTCCGCCAGTGGGCCCCGT